CTGGGCAGTTGACACCGTCGCAGCATTCCCTTGTTCATCAATGAAGACTGGCAATGTGACAGACACTAGATGGTCTAGGACCTTGACTATGACAGCCTTGGTTAGGAGCAGCAAGAAATCGGCTTTGTCTCCACCGTAGGTTAAGCACCACACCGCCTGATTCTCAAGGCCCCTGGCCAGGATATCCTGCTGCTCCTCTGGCAGGCCATCCAACCAGCCGTGGGCCCTCCATTTTTCGGTTACCTTCTTCATTTTCCGCTGCTTCCAAATCCAGCCGTTCCACGGTGGGTATCCGTGACTTTGTCGGCCTCTTCCATTACGACTTCACCGGAAGTAGAAACCTTGTAGACAACGAGCTGAGCGATTCTATCTCCCTTGTTGAAGGGGACTGCGTCAGCAAGCACTGCATCCTGCCGTTTGTTGTACGTCAGGACGACGGCTACCTCTCCACGATAGGTTGGATCAACAATCCCTCCAATCGGAAAGATTCCCTTTAGAGCCAGACCCGAACGTCCCTCAACCTTCATGAAGATCCTGTTTCCAGCAGCATCCTTAGGGGGCATGTCTGCAAGTTGGATACCTGTTGAGACCTTTACGGTCGCCCCAGGAAACATCGTGAAGTCCTCATCGGCATACACGTCAAAACCAATATCTCCATCCCTGGAGGCCTTTGGTAGCTTTGCCGTCTCGGTCATTTTCACGAACTTGATTCGTGTCGTGTTGTCCGAGGCAGGCGTTTTTGGGGCGTACCAGTTCTTGTCGTCTGTCTTGTAGGAAGACATGGCGAGTTCTGGAGATACGGAACTGTCGGCTGATTTCGTTTGTTCAGTCATTGCTTTTCATCCTTCTCAGGCGTTGAGTGCGTCAGTGTCTGAGGTTGCAGAATCAACCCCAGAGAATGTAGGATGCTCAGCGTCCTCAGGACGCATGATGAAAGCTGCATCCATCATGTCGGTGATATACCCCTTGAACTCTGGCTTGCTTAGAACTTTCTCATCAAACTCGTGCTTGTAGAACTTCACGTCATGCTCGACCTCGCCAGTCTTTTCGTCTACAACCTTGAAGTTTTTCCAGGCAGCCGTTCCTTCTAGGTACAGCTTCTTCCCACGAGCAGAGATGCCGTCCTTGGCGGTACCACAATAAACTCTCAGGGCATCAAAAAGCTGTTCCGGCTCTCGTACTCCCTTACCGAAGTGAATCTCAAACTCACACTCACGGAAGGGGCGTGCAATCTTGTTCTTGATCGTCTTGGCCTTAACGTTCACGCCAATTACCTGACCCTTGTTCTCAATCTGAGAACCACCAGAAAGCTGGATTCTAACGGAACAAGCATAGGGAATTGCCATACCGCCGGGGGTGGTGATGGGCGAGCCGTACATTACGCCAACCTTCATGCGCTGCTGATTCATTAGCACAAGTAGGATGTTCTTGTTTCCAATGAGGTTAACGATCTTCCTAAGACCCTTACCAAGAACTCGGGCCTGTAGACCGATGGTGTTCTGGTCATAGTCGCCTTCTAGCTCAGCCTTTGGCGAAGAAGCAGCGACAGAGTCCCAGATGATTGTGACGGGCACATCCTGCTGCATGGCCTTTGCCTTGATGATGGCGCTTTCCATGACCTGGAAGATTTCCTCGGTGCAGGCGGTCTGCACGAAAACAAACTTACGACGAACATCAATTCCAAGAAGCTTTAGGTTGTCCAGATTGGTGGCATTCTCGGTGTCAATATAGACAACGATGCCATTCTGCTGCTGGGTGCTCTTTGCAAGCTCAAATCCAATGTGGCTCTTACCGATAGAGGGGGGACCCTGAATCTCAACAATTCTGCCCTCTGGCAGGCCGCCACCGGTTGCGTTGGAGATGATGTAGTCTAGCTGCCTAGAGCCTGTGGAAATCCACCGCTTGACAAGAGTGGGAGCATCGTCAAAACCCAAGTTGAAAGCAATCTTTTCGTTGTGTTCCTTGTTGATCTGCTTAATCAGCTCGGCTGAGAAGTCGTCGATGGTAATGTCTTGAGTTGACTTGCCACCTGACGCTGACTCCTGCTGAGAGGCAGCATTCTTCTTACCTGTCTTGGACGTTGCCTGTTGTGGATTTGCCATTTGTTGTGTTTCCTTTGAATTAACGAGGTGAGATAATTGTTCTTGCTCACCAAAACGTTCCTCACTCTACCATCTGCCGATGAACTTGTTAAACCCTTAGATGGACAATTCGTCTGCTGCAAGGTATTTACATTTAACGGAGACCCGACACCAATGAAAATTTCCCTTTCAGAGCTAAAACAACTAATCAAAGAGCAGATCGAAGAAATCGGACAACAGTCGCCTAGAGCAAAAAGACCACCACGCCCAGGGCCAGAATCTATCTGGAATCAGTCCTGGGGGCGCTGGTACGGCGATGGCTCTGAACCGGCTTACACCCCAGAAGAGGTTGCTTCCAATTTTGCTAAAGATATCAAGGAACATCTTATGCTCGTGGTTCATTCCAGGGAGCAAAGTGCTGGAATGGTGCCGCACAGAAAACTTGCAGACATCATTCTCAAGGTGGCCAGAAACGTGGCCTCAGAAGTTGCAGCAAGACCAGACAAGGAAGACTGAGCCCACGCCTCCAACAACATGAAACAAAAAAGCGCCCCTTGCAGGGCGCTTTTCATTTCTCAACTATGGGGATTGTGGATCGGTTGAGAGAAAAAAGAGATGGACCACCTTTGGCAGCCCACCTCTCTCATTTTCTATCGACTTTTGTTAGGAAGGACACGTTTTGCAAGTCATAGGTCATCAAAGGCGTCGTCAATGCTCTTGCGGGCCTTCTTCACCTTAGCGGTCTCACCAGCAGCCGAGGACTTCTCCAGTCCAGTTCCCGCAGACACGGGAGCGGTAGCGGCAGCAGGAACAACCGTACCTGTCTCCAGGCCAGCGCCCTCGCCGTCCTCTTCCGTAGAACCGTTACCGGCCAGGAAGTTCTCAAGCATCGTCATCATTTCGTCCTTTGGACGAACCTGCGCCTTGAAGTAAGCCTCAAGGTTAGGAATGGACTGAATGACCTTCTCGCTCTCCTGCTCGGTGTTGGCGAGAGAACTTGGCTTGCGACGGGGCTGCAACTTGATTTCCTTCACGGCGTTGCCATTAAAGGTCTTGTCGGTTGGAGTTACCATGACGGTAAAGTCATAGCCGTTGTTAGCATCCATCATGTTCTCGTCCTTATAGTCAGGATGAGCAAGGATGCTGTAGATATCACGCACAAGCTTGGTGTTTAGCTCCCAAATCTGCACGCCCTTCTCTTCCTCGCCACGAACGAGGATAGGAGCATAGTAACGCTCCTTGGACTGAAGGTTCTTCCAGAGCTTCCAGGCCTCCTTGGAGCGATCCTTCTTAAGCTCGGTTAGAAGCTCGAAAACGGGGTCTTCCATACCAAACTGAGTTGGGGCAACAAAACGCCTGTCGGAGAGGAGCTTGCTGTCGTAATACCCAACCTCCTGGAAGGGTTGTCCGTTCTTGTCCGTGTACGGGAGAAAGCGAATGTTGTGCTGTCCGAGGCCTGGTTTGAACCAGTTGATTCGGGCACGATCCTTACCGCCTGCTCCACCGCCGCCACCCTTGCGCTCACCAGAGAGTTCGCTGATCTTGGCCTTAATTGCGTCGAGATTATACATGTTTTACCTACTTGCCCATTCATGGGACTTCAAAATACAGAGGAAGGATAGACTAAAAATTCCACCATGGAAAAAGTCTAAAGAGAGAACCTCTGTAATACTAAATATAGTCTAACTATCCGTTTTGTATAGCTAAATCCACTAATTTCCTAGTCTCAGAGAACTGACGTTACACCGTGATTCTTGATGCAGGCACCACGAACGGCGCTCTGCAAAAGATACGACTCCCAGGGATCCCGAAGGGATGGCGTGAACGACACTGCCTCACCCGGCTTCTCAGCGAGAGACGTGATTGCGTGAATCTCATTCTCCGAAAGAGGAATGTTGTACTGGTTAAGCCAGTAGATCGAGCGGGTTGCAACGGGAATGGCGCTAACCTTGTCATTCACGATGTATAGCTGTCCCAGCTTGTCTCGATGCCAGTCAGAGGTCTGTGGAAGGTAGTAGTCATTGTTGACATTACCCAACTTACCAATATCATGAAACAGCCCAAGGACAATGAGAGAGTCGGGGTGGACAGACTTTTCAAGGTCCAGACCTGTACGAAGAGCCTTCATGCTTCTTAGCACGTTGAGAGAGTGCCATACCAGCCCGCCAGGAAAGCATCCAACATACTCGGTACGAGTAGAGGCCGGACATACTGCAAAGCGATCATGGAGGTCATTACAGAGTTGGGTGGCTCCTTCCTTGACTTCGGCGTTTTCAATTCTGCCAACAAGACCGAGAACTGTACCCCAGTTCTCATTGATCTTCTTTAGAAGATCGTCATTGCTTGCGGTGCTCTTGTTCGTGTTGACGTTTGCCATGTGTGCTGTATCTACTTTCTATTTGTTTTCTTCGGCAGAGGTGTTGGCTCAAACATTTGCTTGAGCTATGGGTGTTTGAGATTTGGTTAACAAGGACTCTAGAGTTTGAGCCTTGAGAAAGAAGTCATGGTTCTTGAACTTTGGAATGCCAGTCGAACCAAGCCTTTCAAGCTTTGGAACGACATAATCCAGGTCATTGTGGATATCAATTAGGATTGCATCGTGCAAGAAGAAGATAGGTCTAATCATATCAGCAAGGTCATTTTCTCTTAACCGGTTTATGATTGCCTCAAAACCCAAAAGAGCAACAATTACCGCAGTGCTCTGAATGAAGTAATTTAAAAGCACGTAGGGACGTGCTCCCTCACACAGGATGGGACGGCCATACAGGTTGCTAATCTGTTTACCATTTGATTTTACGAAATCCCCAGCCAGCTTTTGCTTGAGGGCGTCAATGCCGAAGTAGTCGCTGAGGGCTGAGATGAACTCTTCTGGTTTTGAGATATAGGGTCGGAGGGTGTCGGCGGTAGCATCCTCACCCTGACCATAGAGGAAGGATAGGATGGCGGTTTTGGCAATATGCCTCGGGACCTTCCCAGCGAGGCCTAAGTCCTCCAAAGCATTGGAGTAAATGTCCTCGGGTGGAGAGGATGACGCACTGCGTTGTGGAACATTACCAATTAGAGAGGGGTTGGGGGAGGTCCCCTGTGCCAACTCCCTTGCCAAAATTAAGAGAACCCTAGGCTCCAGGGAGGAATAATCGAAATACCAGACCTTCCCATCCTCTCCGAACTTGGAAACAAGAATATCCCTGTACTCCTTCTTTAGGGTTAGAATGTCCAACCCACGCCTAATGGTCATACGGCCTGTACGGGTGTTAACAACGCTGTAACATGGAGGGGCAACCTCTACCACACCTCTCCCAACAACCTCCCTTACTTGGTTGCTTGCAAAGTCGATGTCTCTCAGACAGGCCAGGGTTCCTCCATTGGAGATTGCTGGGAGTGCTCTCAACTCCAGAAGACGCTCTCGACTCAGGAAGGCATTTGCTAGCCCGACCTGTCCCAGAGAACCCTCTATCGGAAGACCAACCTTCCTGTTGGGGTTGCCAAGCATTCTTTGAAACCGCTCGTGGTAGCTAGTCCAAAAGGATGTATCAACCCCCGACACAACCTTCTCAATCTCCATCGCATAGATCTGGAGCTCGGACAGAAAGTGCTTGGGCCCTAGGCAATCTTCCCAGAATTCAAAACCGCTGGGTGTTGTCAGGATTGTTTGGTCGTTGCAAAGATTGGCATAGGCCTTCCTAAACTTTAGAGAAGGGAAGAGCGGAAAGGCGACGCCATACATTCTCTCAAAGCCTTCTACCTCCTCAACGTTTGAGAAGTAGAGGCAATCTTCGTATGCGAACTTCCACTTCTCAAATCTGACGACTCCATTATGGATAACCAGGGCATTATCGTCATGTTTTGAGCAGTATACACGGGAGCGGACAACAATCTCAGCCATGAGTTCATTATGCCATAATGGCTTCTACCCATAAATGCTTTTAATTCGGAATATCAGGTTTAGGTACTTCGATCGCCCCCGCCGTTCCTACGTGCCCCAGCCCCGGCACCAGTTGCAGGCCCGCCACCGGCAGACCCAGGAACTACTGCCTCCTGGGCTTCCGCCTGTCGTCTGCTGATATCCTCAAGAACCTCCTGAGCCATCTGAATTCTGCTGTAGAAGCTCTCGTACCTGCCATATGCATCAACTGGAGTAAACCTAATGTCCGTAGAGAACTCACCTTCTGTAATTTTGTGAGTGATACCGGTTACGCCATATATGTTGTCAACGGAAGTACCAGTTTGAAAGTCTATGAAAAATTGCTGTGTGTAGACAATGAGAGGGCATCCCATGGTCTGCATGGTAAGCTCAGTTGGTATTACTCTCATCGGTAGGCCGCCCGGAAGCTCACCATTTGGCTGAAGCTCGCTTCTACGAAAAGAGCGTAGCATGTTTACGGTTGACAGCTCTGGATTCTGCATGGATGAGACGTTGGCTACCTTCACCAGGGAACCTCCGGCACCATAAATGATGTACGGGCAGGTGTTGTAGAGAAATTCCTTTAGCTTCCTAGGGCCGCCTGTAATTCGATACATGACCGGCGGAGGATCGGCACCGGGAGTGCTCCCAGCCTTGTCAGGGTTAATTCTCTCAACCAAGCCATACCGCTCAGCAGCCTCGACAAAGGCCGAATGATCTGCCGCTGTGTTAGCTGAGACGGCAGTGTTCCCAGATTGCCCTCCAGGGATTCTGCCAACTGCCTCGAGCTGTCCGTCCCTGGAAGAGGCCAGAAGGGCACCAAGGGTCTCGTAGGCGCTGGAATGCCTATCGTATACGTGAAGCCTCAGTATGCTTTTCGCACTAGAGCCTGAGTCATCTGCTCCATCGGTCATGGCAAGTTTTTCGGGGAGACATTCCAGGTAGAATTCTATCTGTGGCATCCTAAAAGAACCATCAGGAGTTACGCCACGAAGTCTGCGTTCCGTTCTTTGTTGAAGCCCTGGCGCTTCATCAATTGACTCTGTGCTACGAGTCATCCCGGCCGCATCATACACTTCCCTATAGAAAGCTCCCTGTTCGTCCCACAGGCCATAGGAACGTGCTGCCGGATCGTCTATCACAATCTGGCCAAGGAAGTTCATGAATTCCCTGAGATTCATATTGGCAGACCGACCAATATTTGCAAGTCGAATTCTTGCGAATTCTTGAGCAAAGAAAGCTAGGTCAACCTCAAAGTTTCCTACGTTTAGATTTGCAGCGAAACCAGCAGAGGCATTGAACGGATAGAAGATGAGCTGAATATCGTCAAACTTCCTGGTATTCGCAAGTGGCTCACCCACAAAGTGAAGGAGAAGGGTTGCTAGGCTTACCTTCTGCCCCACTGCAACAGATGTTTGAAAGTTCGTTTGATAGGCAGTTCTTTCTCTACCGGCAGCTCCTGCTGTCTGTTCCTGGACCTGTCTGCTACGTCCTGCGCCATTACTTGTTAGATCAGGATAATTCTGAATGAGAAATGGGTCGGTGCCAGCCCCGTTCATTCTACCAACCTTCTCAGAGATAGAATCGAGCACAGACCGCCTAAGCGCCCCAACCTGTCCGGCAGCTCTTGTGGAGCTGGTTCTTCTAGGGGTGCCTGTCGTTACGCCACTCTCGAGTTCTGCCTCGGTTCCAAACAGTTCATCAAGTGCAGTCCTCAAGGCCCTCGTGTCGGGATTGTCTGTCTCGGTTAGAGCAGCCTGCAAGTTTCGTATTTCTCCCCTAAGGTCGCTGGACAACACGGCATGTGCCATGGCATCCTGAGCGGCATTCAAAAACTGTATGCCTCTTACTTCTCTGGTTCGAGTTCCTTGTGTGGAGAACAGCCTTTGTCGTAATTCTGTAACTGTTGACTGAAGTCTTTCAATCTCCAATATTGCGTTACCAACACTTTCTTCGTTGGAAGAGATGATCTCCGTAGAAGTATCCACTCCACCACGCATGGACAGTTCAAGGGTGATGGCAACCTGCCCGGCATCATCGAAGGTATAGGAAGAGTTTCTTACTCCATACTTTTCCTTGCATCTCATGCCGTTTATTAGGTCCCCATAGGGATTATCCCTGGCTGCCCTTTCACCATCCGGGTGCGACCATCCGTATTCGATAACCAACTCTGTCCTTCCATAGAGGTCTGGTCTGATGAAATCTGCAACATCTGCAAGCCTAGAGCGGTCGTGTAGAATTAGAGACAACCTAGCGGTCTTGTAGTTTGCTAGTCCGGTAGTACCTACTATGCTGACTTCAAAGTCCTTGATTGACATGAAGGGGCGGAACTTGTCGAGCACGGGATTGCTTCTATTTTCTTCCTGGTCAACTTCATCAGCGTTAACAAGGGTCTGCGGGGTGGTAAACATTTCCATTCCAGCTACAGAATATACTTCGTTCACCCTTTCTCTGCCTTGGGATGTCTCCTGGGTTGTAACGCTACCTAGGGCCAAAGTCCTGTAGGCAGATGTTGATTCCTCTGAGCCACCTGGAACAACTTCTGCTCCTCGTAGAAACTTCAATGTACTTGGAGTTTGCAGTCTGTTAGTGCTGGTATTGACCGGCGGTCTCGCAAACAGAAACTCTATGTTCAGGTATGGAACAGCCTTGGAAATTTCCAAGCTAGGTATGCCATTCATGAAGATTGATACTGCGTTTACATGCCTATTGGACTGCGAAACTCTCTTGGAATTTGACAATATGACAGAAAGGCCTGGCTTATCCTTGGTCGGTTCCGCATCCTGATATCCATTAATTGCAACACCCTGACCTTCTGCATTTCTCAGGAGTTGATTCACAGTTACCACAGGCTGATCACCGGCTACACCCTGTACCTGCCTAAAGTTGCTATTGTTCGTGCCATAACATATGATAAGCTGGCGAACCCTGTTTTTTGTTTCCTCGGTGGCCTCTCCCATTGTTTCAGCTATTTGCCCAACAAAAGACTGGGTTGTGAGAGCTCCCTCTGAAGTTTCGATAAACAGCTCAATGATACGAGCCAAGACCTCGTCTTGTACCGGCCCTGATCCTGAGGCAGGTCGCCCTTGCACGGCCGCTAAGTCTTCACTGCCTTCCGAAACTTCCTGCCCACCAATTGCTGCGCCCATGGCGCTAGCCGTGTGTAGCCCGAAATACTTTGAAAGGCCGTTGACAGCCCGCTGCATTCTCTGCTCTCTTGTTGACATTTACCTAACTGTCCCTTTTGTGGTTTAGCCAGTGTACTTCGCTACATCATCAATGGTCGGAATTCTGAGTAAAGTTCCAGGCGGGACCTGGAGCCCCCAGCCAACATCACTGGCGGCCGAAATAACCCACCACAGCTTTCCATCGCCATAAAACTCACCAGCTAGAATGTCAAGTCGCTCACTCTCTTGAGTTACCAGTTCGCTAAATCGAATATTTCCGTTCTGTATATTCTCCCTTATGGCTGGAATAGCCATGGAGGTACCATACTTCTGACCGAAGATTAGAATGGGGGCCCTGGAGTATCTCTTAATGTTTGGCATAGTGCTTATACGTTCCTACCGCCCGCTCCTCTTCCCCTCTGAATCTGAGGAAGACGCATGGCGTCTTGTGCCTCTGCAAATGACGACTCATCTCCGGCCTGATTGACTCCGTCACTATCGACTGTCGTACTTGTTGCAGTAGATGGACTACCAATATTGTAAACAGGAGCAGTGCTAAATCCAGAACTGTCAAGGCCGGGATTGATGTCATGGATAGGCGCAAAGTCAATGTTGATCTTGCACATCATAGGCGCACGCCCGTTCAGTTTTTCAACCTGCCACGGTGACTCATTCCAGTCAAGCTTGATTGACTTTATGAATCCAGCCAAGCCCTTTCCTTTGGTTGACTCAAAGGCTTTGAATATTGGGTTGGCACCCTCACCCTCATGCTTGAAGAATTCCCGAACCAACTCGGCCGTGTTTCCATTGCTATCAGTACTTGAGGCTGGCGCTTCTCCAGAGTTTCCTTCGGCCAGAATGTCAGGTTCAAATGGACGATATGCGCTGACATTGGTAGGGCTTTCGGTGCCCGGTGGAGTACCGTTAGTAGGAATTCTGATTTGATACTGGGTTGAGTCGGAGGAGTTGTCAATTTTGACCGTGTACACCACCGTCCCGTCCGGATATTCTTGCGTGCTCATAACCCGCATGAGGTATGAGTTAGTAGCAAGAGGTGCTGGCTCTGCTGCCCTTCTGGCGGAAGCGGTTGCGCCTGCCCCTCTACGAGCACTACCGGCTGGTGAGGCAGTTGGAGCTGGTGTAGTCTGCTGTTGAGTTGGTAGCTGCTGCAACACGAAAGAGTGTGCTGGTGCTTCGGTACCTACCAGCAATCTTGCCGAAGAGCGTCCACGCACACCAGCCCTTCCATGTTGGATGTAGCTGACGTAAAATCTTTCGTTCTGCTTAAAAACGCCCCTCAGCATTCTCTGACGAGCGGCAAGAATGCGCTGCTGCCTGTTTCGAGTTTGCTCTCTGGTTTGCTGCACTGTCTCTTGATTTAGAGAAAAGGTCTGTGTTCCCTGGCCAAGTCCAAAAAGTCTCGCAAGGTTGAACTTTGAGTAGTTGCTTCTTAGTACGTCGCCAAGTCTTAGGCGAATAAGTGGTGATGCGCTGGGAAGTTGTGAGAAGGGCTGAACGAACTTCTCTCCCTCGAAGTCAATAACACGTCCTGTCGTGTACTGCGGATAGACAAGCGTAATCAGCTTGTTAATCTTCCACCACATCGTGTCAAAATCTTCGTCGCTTGTTGCGACCACACTGAAGCCAAGAGAAATTGTCCTGTCGGTGTTCTTGTAGGTGTACACCTTACCGATTCTTCCATAGCCAGTTGACTCACCATATTCGGCATTGAAAGTATCGGACATATCTTCAAGAAATGCGTGAAAGGATACTATCTCATTTGTTCTTAAGTCGTGGAAGTAGAATGGAACGTAGCTTGCATCTAGCTCTTTTTCGAGGCTAGCAACAACCGTCGGGGAAATTCTGTTGCCTTCTAGCTGCTGTGCGGCATTCGTCTTCATTCCTAGGCCACTTAGCTTTGCTCCTATAGCGCCATCACTACCACCCAGGTCTCTCTCTGCCAAATCTATAGAGTCTGGAAGGATAAATGCTGATGGCGTACTTCTGGTCTGAAATGCTAGACCGCCCGTCGAGAGCTTGTTCCTGGCAGGTAGAGCAGCCAGATTCGGTCGGGAAATGGTTGACATTTGGTCGCTAGTTTCAATGCGATCAGAAATTAGCTCTATGTGGGTAACCGAAAGATTGGCAAGAGAGCCCTGATCAACACCAAGCTCACGCATAGAAATCGAGATGTCTCCCATTGTAGCCATAACGTTCATGAAACCAACGATTCGTGACTGAGACATTTTTCTAACGGCGTTTAGTAAGTTTGACGCTACGTCGTTAGACAGCCCAGGCTGCTGGATCTCAAGTCCAGAATTTGTGGTAAATGGACCAGTATTCCCTTGTGGCATTCCTGGTATTTGTGACAGGGCCGAAAAGGCAACTTGCCCAATCTCATAGGCTATCATCTTTGTAAGGCTGCGAAGGATGGTGTTGTAGTATCCAGGCGAGTCATTAAACTTTGATAGGCCATCGAATACCATGCCACCAATATCACCAGGACCAGTTCCACCACCAAAAAACAGCCTAAGTCCCTCTCTGACAGAGACGGTATAGTCGTTTCTGGTATCCATAACGGCAGAATTGACGGTGTTAAACAGACTGCCAGCCAAAGGACTCTGAAGGCCATTTCTTGGATCAAATGCTCTTGAAAGGGCCTCAAAGATTCCGGTTATGGTGGCGACCAAGACAATTGCTGCGGCAACTGAAGTTCTAGAGTCCACGGAGTCAAACGGAACAAGAGGACTGTTGTAGGAGCCGTGACTCAGAAGTTCGTCACCGCTTAGTACAGAATTAACGGGCTTGGAAAAATCCGGCTGTACCTCGCTCATTATTCTTCCGGCTCCCATAGAGCCAACCGGTATCTTGAGACCCAGCCTTGCCAGACCTGGCACAAGAGCAAGCCCCTTGGCCGCTAGGACCTCTCCAAAATCCTCAGTATTAAGGTTGCTAGGAACAAACAGTTCACCAGAGGACTTAAGGAGCAGTTGTAGGCCAAGATTTTTGAGAGAGGACAACTCAATCTCAGACGTGTTCTTCGAGTCTGGGTATGTTCTTGGTGCGTGAACCCCAAACTCAGGCTGCACAACAATAGACCCGATTCTGGTCTCATTTTCTTTTTGACCAGCCGTCAGATATTTGCTAGTGCTCGAGAATCTGTTGTTTTCATTAGCAATTTTATCGACGCTTTTAGCAAGTTTGCTGTCGGGGCCATTTTCATTCACATCAGACAGCACCTGTGTCATATAGTCAAAATCAGCGTCCGTTGCAGGAGCAGCATTTCCCTTTATGACATTGAAGTTGTGCAGTCTGCTGTTGGAAGAGTTTTCAAAGACCGCCAAAGCAGCCGAGGATTTCTCGCCCCTGAATTCGTCAGCAAATACATTATCCCCGCCGGGTCCACCATCCTCTATTGAGGATGGCTTCCCATTATTCTGAAGAGAACGCATACTACTGCCTATCGAAAGACTGTAACGATTTTTGGCATCCTCTGCAACGCCGACGGCCTGGGCATTTGCCACAGCCATTGTCTCTTCCGTGTAGTCTTCTCTTCCAATGGCGAATGTGTTGTCCGAATCTGAGGCGGTTATGACGATGCTAACCGTTGACCTGTTCTGTGAGGCCAGCGTCAACCTAACACGAGCTGGAAGATCCTGAGAAGACATATACCGTTAAGTAATGTCCTTGAGCTTTTCCACGGGTAGTATAATGGCGGTCTCAACGTCCTCTACCAATTTTCTAAGGCTGGACATCAGGATAGGCTTTTCATCATCTGGAATTTGATCAAAGAGCTTTCGGTATTCTTCATTCTTCAGTAGTTCATCAAATAACGACATGAGTCATGCTCCTAAAGACTATCACGTATCCTCTATCCCAGGACGGACCACGAATCTGGATGGGCCAGGCCTGCTTATAAGTGCCTGCTCAAACTCATCTGCATCAAGAACGACGTTAACGTTTAGTTGGATTGTGAAGTTGCGGTTCTTAATCTCAAGTCTCTGTGTGCCACCAACTCCTAGGTGGTTAGCAAGCTGCTTTAGCTGCACGTTAATTCTCTGTGGGTTGTTGCCAATACCCTCCAGGTCGGTGGTTACCGTATTCACAGCAGCCACAAGGTCACGAACGTTTCCAGCAATGTTCTTTGTGTAACGGTCTGTGACGTTCTTAATGTCGCTCTCCATCCTTCTTACCCTGGCAGGACTTGGCACCCTCAAAGAATTGAGCTCCTCAAGTGCCGATCGTCTACTAAGAGCGTCTGGCGTTGATGCAGCCCCGGCTGCGCCGCCCCTAGGAGTTCCTGCGGCACTACCGGGTGCTGTCGCAGCAGCACCAACTGCTGACTGCCCGGCAGCTTTCTGGGCTGTGGCCTGCTGAGCAGTCTTAGTGAGGGTAGCACTTGTCTTGAGAGACGTGGTCTCAACAGCTTTTGAGGCTTCCTTGGCGCTGTCAGCTATGGCGGCTGTAGTTGCTTGTGTTGTCCCGGCTACAACACGCTGACTCTCAGCGCCGAGAGTGGTTATGCCTTCAAGCAGTCGTGCCGCATCGCCCAGGGGCCCGGACATTATCGCACTTTGTCCGACAGTTCCTCCAATGGTTGGAAGCAGAGCAAGAAATTCTCTTACAAGGCTTAGGACGGGCTCCATGAATTCGGCAATGCCGGTCCAGGTATCCTCGACGCCCGCCGCAAATATATCCCACTGTCCACCAAGATGCGTCAAGAACTGATCGGTCATTTCTCTGATTATCTGCCATGTCTCCGTGAAGTCAGCAATGACTGGGTCCAGTCGCCTCTGCTTCCACTCGGCAATACCATCCATGGCACGCCCAGCTAGGACACGAAGACCTTCAAAGAAGTTCATCATTGTCTGCAAGCCTGCATATAGATTTGGGAAATGAGTCTGCATGAAGCTGGCGAATACGTTTCCGATAGAGGTCCCAATTCTACCAAAGAATCTTGTTAGGGCGCTATCCAGGTTGCCAGAAGAGGTGAACAGATTAGACACGCTCGTGATTAGCCACTCCACACTAGACTTTATGGCGCTACCAATCCACTCAATAGCCTCCACAAACAAAGCAGGCAGGTTTGAGAGGAAATTGTAGAGACCCTCCAGAATTACCGGAAGATATTCCTCAATGGTACTTGCCAGCATAGGCCCAAACTCATCCAGAGCCTCAGAGGCATAGTCCATTAGGTCGTCGCCCCACTCAAGGAAAGCTAGGCCAACTGCGGCCAGGGCAGCCACAATGATCGCTGGCCATCCACCGATCGCCGTAAATACTAGGCCCCCAACATACTCAAGACCAGCAAGCAGAAATGGAGCAATTGCCGTCCACAACATTGAGAGCGCCGAGGTGAACGCACCCCAAAGTGCACTTAGAATAGCGGTCGGACCAATCGCAACCAACATTCCTCCAATTAGAATTTGCGCCAGCAAGCCCCAATCAACCTCGTGGAATATATCCATCAGCACGTTGCCTATGGCCAAAATGGTCCTCATTGAGAAAGAGAGACTGTCTCTAAGCATGGAAACCATGGTTGTGGCAACCTGATTCCAATCAATGCCAGCCGTGGCATCAGTGAACCAAGTCAACAAGGATTCTTTGATTGAATTAAGACTCTCTCTCCATGGGAATTCCAATATTGCGTCACGCATTCTTCGCAACATTTTCAAGGCACCCATGGCAAGACCATTTTCTGTGGTCCCCTCGGTGAATATGTTTGTTACTCGCTGTCGGATTTCTACTATGGCTATTTCGATAGCAGCCTTGGCAACATTGAATATTGTCTTAAAGAATAGCCCAAATCCACCAATGACTTTTCTACCAGCAGGTTCCCTGGCAGAGAAGTTATCAAAAAATATGCCCTTGAGACGCTTGTATAGGGCTTCTAGGCCAGCTCGTGGATCGGTGCTCACAGCTTTGAAGAAATCCCTAAAGGCATCCACCACCCCGCCTGTCATCTTGCGCCATCTAGTTGGATTGAAATAGTCTCGGAGCCCCTCAAACACATCAGACACCCCAGGGAAAGTCTTGACGAATACCTGGCCGAGCTCTCGTCCCGCTTGAAAGGTTGCCCGTAAGGATTCCCGCAGGGCTCGCATCATCCCTCGGAATTCTTTTGTTAACGTAATACCTCGCAAGAATCCCTTAAAGAAGCGTTCAAAGAACCCTCCTGTTACTGCTTCACCAGATTTAACCAGTCGCTCAATGGAGCCGGAGAGTTTCTCCATGGCCTCAGCCTGTGTTAGCTGTTTCTTCTGCGTCAGGTCAGCCTGCTTTTGCACATCAGCATAGTTTACGCCTTGGCTCTCAAGGGAGAAGCCAAGCTTGACAGCTTCCTCTGAAAGACCCGTCTGTGCTGCCAAAAGACTCATCTCCTGACGAGTCATCTGTTCGACAGACCGCCCGGTCTGGAAGAAGGCCTTTCTCAGGGTTTCAAATCTGGCCGCAGGATCTTGTTCCTGCACAAGTTGCAAGGCGTCAACGTTCATTCCGAAGGCCTGCGATAGTTGTGCTGCTGCGTCGGCGGCTGCCTCAAAATTGTCAAAGCGGTCTATGGTACCCTGGAGGTCCTGAAACTCAAGGCCTAGTCTATTGGCAAAAACTGCTACCTGGGTAAGCTGCTTAATGGAAAGAGAGCCGAAGTTTTTAACGTCGTTGGCCATGTCTCCAACGGCCCTGGATACTTGTGTGCCGTTTATGCCAAAGGCCTCACCCATACCAAAGGCCATTCCAGTAATTTCCCTACCCAGTTCAGTAAAGTCCCTACCAGTTATCAGGGCCATTCGGCCTATGCCCTTCAGCCCATCTTCTGTTAACCCAAGACCCTTTACGTAGGCACCAAAGGCTTCACCGTTGGCTACCAGGGAATGACTAAGGTTGTTGAATAGCGGGCCTAACTGCTTGGCATACTCAGCAATTGCCTTTATTCTCTCAGCTAGGTTACCAAAGACACGATAGACCCTAAGCCCAGTTTCAGCTAGCTGTCCTTGCATTCCCTTGGAAATATCTAGAATTGCCTTTGAGGCACCAGTTCTTAGGTCACCAAACTCTTTTCTGACATCCTCGAGCGCCTGCCGCAGCTCCCCAGAACCTGTGCCGACGTTGTTTATCAGGGTTGACAACATTTTGAAGGGAGCCGTTATAATTGCTATGGCTACATTGCCTATGGCAGAACCAACACTCATCATAATATTCGCAAGGCCGCTAGCAGCACTGACAGCTATTTGCATCCCACTGTGAAGAGTTTCCATTATGGCAACAGGCCCTGCAAGGGCCATAAGTCCCTTACCAAGTTTCTTGAGCCTACTGCCCATGTCTCCCATGGCAGACGAGCCCTGTTCAACTGCCTCTGTCATGCCAGCCAGCATTTGCTGACCAGAACCAGCAGCGTTCTCAACGTTTTCCGAGGCACCTTCCATTGCCCCGCCTAGCTCATTCCACCCGCTTGTAAGTTCCTGAGGGTTAAGCTGCTGAAACATCTCAACCATCTGCTTCATCATGGCCATTTGGCCACGCATGATTTTCGCCTGAGTCAGATACAGCTCATTCTGCTTCTGCAACAGCTTGTTAAGTTCGGCAGTTGTATCTATATTTGAAGCCATAAGCTATTACACCAAATTTGTGAGCTAAACCAGGTAAGAGTATCCTACGCTGGATAATTACAGTAGTCGCCAGAAAATAAAGGAACCACACGCAATGAAATCTGACAGTAACCAATCGCCACCTGATTCTGAAAAGGAAGTCCAGGTAAAACAACTAGAGGAGTCTGCCTCGCCAGGAGCTCCCATAACCGCCAAGGCGTCCTCCAAGGGAAACGTAGTAGAAAATCTTCAAGAAGTATCACTCTCCTGGGCTGGTAAGCTTTTCTTTGCGGGCATTGCTTCCTATCTTGCCGGAATGGGACTAGAAAAGATGGCTGGCGGCCCAACTCCCAAGCTTCCGTTCAAGATTCGTGGAACTCCAGAACAGATAAATGCAGTCATTGAAGCAGTTATGGCGTCGAAGGCCTTTCAGCAGGAAATCAAAAAGCCTGGAGCGACGGTTGAGTCTGTCATTCAGAAGCTTAACCTTCGCAACATGACCAAGGAAAAATTCAAGCAGATTACCGGTCGCCCCTGGCCGGTCTGATACTTTCTCCTGCCCACCACATTTCTTCGTCTACTTTCACCAAAGAACCATAAAACAATGTCGAACCACAAAAACGAAAACTGGTCATTCCTCAATCAGTTGCTAGAAAGCTATGTTGATGAAGCGATATCCGACTTAAAGCCTCGTCCTGCCTCTGAGGTCGCCTCGGAAGTAATTGCTCACATGTCCAGCAAGGATATCCGCAATGTTCAGTTAGCTATGAACACCATGGATCTGGATAAGGTCAGAAAGGCCCTTGACGAACCCCTTCGGTCTGCCGTTCAGAATATCGACGATATTGCTTGGGACATCCCATACTACAACAAGGTTAAGGAGAAAATGATCCTTCAACTCACAAGTAGACTACGTCAGATAAGGAAACCAGACATACAACAGGAATCAGCACTAAACGTCGGCCTCGACCTAGCTGGACTAATCCCTGGAATTGGTGAGTTTGCTGACGCCGCAAATGCCCTACTATATGCTGCAAAGGGCGACTATCTCCTTGCCGGTCTGTCCCTGGTCTCTACCATTCCCGCACTTGGTGATGTGGTTGGTAAGGGTGGTAAGGTTGCCATATGGCTCGAAAAGCTATCTCCAAAGCTAGCCAAGAACGTAACGAAGTATGCTCCAAAAGTTGCCGAGACAATCAACGTACTCAAGAAGTTGATCGTTGACAACAAGAATCTGATAAAACAGGTCTTCTCTGCCATTGAGCAACAGGCTGAGCAAAATGACATAGCCAAGAAGATGGCTCCGCACCTAAAGAGAATTTGGGAGGCCCTGGATGTCTTTGCACGTAGCGCACCAGCAGCACCAGAAGCCGCCGCTGCTTCCGCCACAACACAGCCAGTGGCAGAGTCCGCAAAATATAGACGTAGGGCAACTGCTAAGGGCAAAACTGCTGGGCATAAGCGGTGAAGAAGGTTTCTGAAAAACACTTTTCCGTTACCCACCAAGCCAGCGGCTATGATAAGAAGCTCGTTGTAAAGCAGTTTAAGCTGCCGAGCGGCATGGTAGATACCTTCATCCTCGACAAGGGGAAGGACAGTGTTCAAATCTTTGCCATGACAGAGAATGGCTACGTGATATGCGTTAAACAGTTTAGGCCAGCCTACGAAAAAGAGGAACTTGAACTGCCCGGTGGTGGCCTCACGGAAGAGGATGATGGCAACCATGCAACGGCGGCTTATAGAGAACTCCTGGAGGAGACTGGGCACGAAGGGGAGCTGAGCTACGTCGCTTCCATTCCCTATTCACCATATTCCCTAGGGAGGCGGCATTGCTATGTTGCAACGGGGTGCCGCAGGGTCTCTAAGAGGTTGGACCTTGACCCAAATGAATTCCTGAAGGTTGTCCTGTTTCCTCTTGAGGAATTCCGAGAAGAATACATGAAGAAAGGCCAGGTAAGAGGAGTTGATCTCTGTTACCTGGCCCTGGACAAACTTGGCGTATTTTAGACAGCCTAAGTAAACCGTTGAAGTTTGCTTGGGACTTGGTGTCTAGTTTTTCCTGTTATTGCTCTAGCGTCCGGGGAGTTGTGATGGAATCCCTTGGACGGAATGTCGTTCTTGGTCTCGTGCGCTTTGTTTATCTCCGTCTCAATTCGTTTGATGAGCCATTTCTTGTAGGCAACGGGGAAGCTCATGTACGTCTTCCAGTCCATGCCGAAGTAGTATCCTAACAAGAAGAATGGCTCAAGGAGAATGGCTTCTTTATCGGCGGGCGTTAGGCCAAAAAAAGCTTGGGCCCATTGGCATCCCTACCTCCTCGAAGTGGTCACAGGACTTGCACTTGAAGGCAATGGTCATGTCTACTCCGGGCTCGTGCTTGTCGATGTACTCTCTTAGGGAGAGAGAATCCATGGCAGGCATGTACGAAACAAACTTGTTGATGAGGTTCCTGTCTGTGTTGCCATCAATTTCCACAATGGAGCGCATAAGGCGAGCAGTAACCATGTTGGAGTTGATGATACCACGCTTCTTTCGCATCTCCACTTCCGCAATGATCTCCTCCTCTTCCTTGCCGGTTAGAAACTTGAATCCAATCGTCTTACCAGACTTTGGAATCTTGTGTCTAAAGAGATTCTGACCTGGAGCGACAGGATCAATTTCTAGTGGCTTAATGGCAAGGTCAGAAAGGTTTACCTCAAGTTCATTCTTAAAGTCGCAGCTCGGGCACGAATACACCGGCTCATAGAGACTACCATAGCCGGAGGAGCGAATGGCTATCATCAGAGCATTTCTATCCCCAGACAGAAGACTGGAAACGTCAATTTCCTTATTGATTAGACAGGACTTGATAAGCTCCGTGATAACAGTACCTCTCTTTATTAGGGCAGGGCTCATCAGGAGGTCTTCCTCTCGGGCTGTCATTGCCCGATATTCTACATCGGTCTTGTTGCAGAGAGGGTGTCCCTGTCCATAGGCTTTGCCTCTGGATGGTAGGGGAACTGCATCAACAGGAAGTTCGAGCCCAAGTTCGTTCCGAGCATACTCCTGAGCCGTGTTTGTCGGCACTCCATCGCCGAAAATTGCATTGCGTGACTCACGATCGTCTTTTTCTTTTTTGTCAGATGACATTTTCTGTATACCTTCTATGTGTTGAACCCTTGCCTGAGACATCAATTCATCATGATGTGCAGCCTTCATCAATTTAGATGAAGATGCAAGGTATTTCTAGGTATAGATATCACGAAGTCAAAAAACCCAATTCTCGCAGCACAGACTTTCTACTTCCCAGAAGTCTTTCGGCTGTCTTTGACCAGGGCGTCCAGGATGCCATAGTAATACCTTTTGGCCTTGGAGCGTTCTTCTGGCTTGGTTAGCATGGCATCAATGAAGAGACGAACCCCGTAGGTGTCAGGGGCCTCCTGAGGGTCTAGGGAGCTCTCTGTGCCCTCTTCCTTAGCCAGCAGTACCTTGAACAGTCTAAGGGCTTCCTGTGGCGTCTTGCCCTTCCTAGAGGCGGCAATGGCAAACTTTGCCTGCCTAGCCAGAGCGTTGAACAGGCCTGGGTTTGACTTCTTCATCTTTCGATAGAAGTCTATGGAAGGCTTGCGCTTGTTGGTAGAGGCCTCCTCGTCCAACTTGCCAGTATCCTTTTCCTGTTCGTCTCTAGTTTGCTTGCTTTGCTTCTCTGGAGGAAGGTCTTTCTCGATACGCATGGTAAGCAGGCTCTTTCCATTGACGGTTGGCTGTCCCAGCTCATCCTTGTCAATGGACTTCACGACCATCCTCTTGTTCTTCCACTTTCCGCCGAGAACAATGTCGCCGACAGATAGGTCAAGCTGAAGTTCCTGAAGGTATTCAACTATAAATCCCTTCAAAGTCCCGTGCTCGGACAGATTCTCCTCAGACATATCGACGTGATCCAGACTGCCCCGACCATCGTCCATAACCTTCAATTGACTTGGCTTTATGTCATCTCGAATAGAAACCGAGCACACCATACCATCTGAATAGGCCGCTGTGTCAGTCTCGAGTTTGTCGATCTGGCTTTCTGTTAGAGATACTTGGAGGATAGCAACTTCCTCTAATACCTGTTCAGCAATCATGCCCTGCCACTGCACTGCCTCTTCATAGCCAATTGACAGGAACACGTTGCCACTTGAGTGCTTATCCATGCCTGGAAATGTGTTACCATCTCCACGCCGAATACCATCTCTCATAATTGCTTGTAGGTTTTTTGATGGAGTACAGTGGAAGAACTCAACGCCATCAGAATCTTCTGAGCTGCATATTCCAGAATCGCACAGTTCCTGTGGGCTTGGTGGCTTGGCGTGTGTTTCCATTCGCACATAAATAGATCGACTTAAATATGAAAGCCCCCAGTAGAGGCGCTCATGTCGATGCGCTTGCTAGAGGCTTCCATACGGGAGATGATTTTGGGATGGGTGTTATGGTTTCCGAGTTATCCTAACTCAAATCTCAACTTCCCCAGAGTAAAACATAGCAAGGATCTCGCCGATTCTGACGGCCCTAACTACGTTCTTTGTGTAAGACGTGTCGTGGTCCCCATATCAAAACTGAAGAACCATGTTGTCGAAGCGAAGAGTTAGGGTGATTTCCGCAAGGTCAGACTCGGCCTCGTAGGAAAGTTCGCCAAAGGTAGCATCCGTAATGAAGGCACCCTTGATATCCCAGAGCTGCATCACGGTACCAACCGGGTCAAGCATCTTGATTTGAATGTCTCTCTTGTAGAAGTCGGCATAGCCTGCTCTACCAGAGACGGACTCAAAGCAAAGTCTCTGCCATTCCATTACCTGCTGTGCAGCGGAAGGAGCAAGCGGATCGTGGAGCGTAACGCCCATTGTTCCGAACTTTGTCTTACCGGCAATGTAGCGAGTAGAGTTGATCCACGGAATAGCAATTTCTTCCGTTGTGATTTGCGGACGATTGGCCGTCTTGATCAAGAACTGATCAATGCCTTCGATTGCAAAGACAAAGCGCCTTTTTGCATGTGGCTCGAATTTTGTGGGCAACATGTCTGTGACTGAAAGTGTATCTGCCATATTCCTTACCTTCTAATTGTTCCTAGGTCTTACCCTTGCTTTTCTCTAAATATTGCGCTCAAGCAAACTCACCACCAAGTTCGACAGGGATATACTTCTTAATGATAGAATTCTTGGACATCGCTTGCGCTGCGTGCTTCTTAGCCTTGCCCATATCCTTAGAAAACTGAAGGCCTTGAGCGATATTGCCGAGAACGTTTTCCATTGCCCTTATTTTAGGCATAGCAAACATTACACCAGAAGCCTCAAGTTGGTCATAGAGCTCGGGCCACTCCTTGTTGAGCTTAGAAGAGCCAGCCTTTACCTTACGAAGAAGCAGGATCCAACCCTCAACAGCAGGCTCTTCCTCTTCCTCTGATACTACTTCTTTCTTTGTCGTATCTGATGATTTTCTTTTGTCGTTGTACTGCGACCAAGCGATCTGATATGGTCTTGGCGAATCTTTGCCAAATTTCTTCTTCAGTGCAAGAACAACATCCTCCATGCCTGGAGGTGCCTTTTCCTGCATCCCGGAAGAGCCCTCTTCCTCCGATACCACAGTTGGCTGCATATCGGCGAATCCAGTCTGCGAGGCGGCAAGCTCCTCACTCAGGTCTTTTTTTTTAAGCATCTCCTGCTTGCTCTCTCGGATAATGCTACGAATGGTTTCCTTTAGCTGAGAAATGGACATCTTCTTGGCAGCAGGCTTCTTGCTCTCTCCAAGCACATTCTCGACAAACCACTCCTCATCAGAGAAGGTGTGCCCCTGGAACTCTTCCTCTTCGTCAGCCAGTTCTTCTGGCGATGCGGCCGTTGCATCGGGCTTTCTGCCGATATCAAACGAAATTTCTGGTGGCAGCTCACGGGTTGAGCCTACAAACCCTGGCTCGCTAGGCTCGTCTCCAAAGAAGTCGGGATGATCAAGGTCTTGAGCTTCATCGACAAACCCTTCTCCGCCTTGAGCAGCTATACGGTCCTCTGTCTCTTGCCATCTGGCCTCATCTTCTTCGGTCCAGGAGTCATCCCCAAGATAGCCATCCTCGTCGCCCAGGAAAGAAGGGTCTTGCTCCTGAGCATCATTCCATCCAAACATGTGGCTTCTCTCCTCACGGGAAGCCGAGTCCCAAACGTCTCTTGGAACGGCGGTGCCAGAGATCATTACCACATCATCTTCGGCATCTGAGATGGAGCTATCAATTGCCTGGTCTCTCTCTGCTCGTCGAGTAGAAGGACCACCCTCAGACATATCCTCTCCAATACCGCCAGCAACACCATACGACTCAACACAAGAAGAATCATCCTCTCGGAGTTCGTTGTACTGCTGCTCTGTGATTATCCCTCTGTTTGTGAATAGAAGCTTCATTTCTCCACCCTCTCTTCCGATCCTTGTGCCACGGTGTTAACACCTGCACCTGTTGCAACCATCTGTTCATCTATCTTGCGGCTATCAAAGGCCTTCTTGATCTGAGCCAGAACTTCCTTCTTTTTCACAATCTCTGCCTTGATATCCATGTATCTCTTCTGTAGAGCTGGCCAAGAAGTTTCCTCTGGGTTTATGTGCCGAGCATTTGCCTGGGCGGCAGCTTCAGGCATCCCCATCTCTTCAATCAGCCACTTTACGACCGCCTCATCCGGCGTGTTACCAACAGCCACACCATCAAGTTCATCACCAGAAAAGATCATGAAAGGCTTGGTGCGGAGGCCTGCCTGTGGAACTTCGGCCTGTGCTTCGATGGTTTCTCTGATGATTCTCTTTAGCTTTTCAATGTTGATTTTCATGATAGGTTCTTCCTTAGTGCATGTGTGTATCTTGTAGGGATCAGCGACGACGGCCAGAAAGGAACGCTCCCGCCGCTCGTGGACCCTTCGCTGGAGCTGTCTTTATGGGCACCGGAGTTCCTAGGGCTCGCTTCATTTCTATAACAGCCACATTGGTTCTCTCAAGCCTATCAAGCTCGTTTTGAAGCTCTTCCTTCAGTCCATCCACATCTGTTTGGTGGGCATGAACACCTAAGCCTGGTTCATCGGCAAGTGTCGTGCGACGCCACTGAGCAAGGGCTTCTTCGGACTTGCTACTGGAGCTTACAATACAGCCAATCACTGCCTGTGCCTCGTCAAGGATTAGGTAAGGAATCCTCTGTGGTCGTCCTCTCGGGGCTGGCGTACCTCCGATACCACCAGCCTCTTCCATCTGTTCCTTGATGATCTTCTTAAGCTCTTCTACTGTCAACTTCATAGTCATTTATCCCTTGCCAGCAGCTTAAGTGTTACGGCCAATTTCTGTTTGGAGGTCTGTAACTTCTGCCACAGCTTCATGTATTCCATAACCTGGGCCTTTACATCAGTTCCGGCTACAGAGTCAACCGAGGATGAATCAGAAAGCCGTAGCCCCTTCTTCAAAAGCTCCTTGATGGTGCTCGACGGATCCTTGGTTGTTGAGGTAACAGCCCAGAGGAGGTACTTCCACAGTGTAGCCTCGTCTTCCTGACCACCACCAGAAGAGAAATCAGCCTGTTCGCTAATACCTTCGTTTATCGGTTCATTCCGAGCCACCATGCCGAGCCTGAGAAATGGAAAAGCCTCAAGTCCACGCTCAGTGATTTTATATGTCGCATATTCTGTGCCAGGAACTTGAGCAATGAGGTGCGCCTGCACTGCCCTCTTCAAGGTTGAAGCTCCAGCAATCGTCAATAGATGCGGCGGCAGATCACGAGCCTCAGTTGGGCCTTTGTCTTTTAGAATTTGCAGAATTCTGAAAATTGAGTTCTTGATATTCCTGGGCACCCTTTGTTCCTTAGCAATTGCCTCTTCGATAAGCTCTTTAAGGTGTTCTGGCGTTAGTTTCATAGTCTCTGCCTTACTGTGACTCATATATCACCTGAGAGTGAATGTCCGTTGTTGTGACTGTGTCGGTGGGTACATGAGAACGAATCTCGGCTGATGTTGGCCACTGAGATGCGTTGCATTCCGAGCCGAGCGCACCGGCGACGTTAAAGGCCTCCCAGTCATCAATAGCCAAGAAAATCTTCCGTCCAGACCACAGCGGGACTATGGCCTTGAGTTCCTCAATTATTGGACATTGGTTGTTTGGGTCTCCGACATTACCACCGGACCAGTGGGCATCTAGCCAGATGACAAGTGCTGCCGGGTTGCCATCGACATCAGCCTTTTTGAGTATAATCGGAAGCGTATTTCTTAGGAAGGCATCGGAACTGCCATGATGAATTGTAATGTTGCGACTGCCTGCAAATCTGTTTGCACAGTACCGATACTGTGGCTCAGTCAGTTCAACTGAGTGGAAATGTGCAACCTTTGTAAGCCTGTTTGCTGCGGCCATAACGCCGTCACCGACGTGTGTGCCCGTTTCAATGAATAGGATTGGGGTTCCGTCTGGAAGTTTGTTGGTAAAGTCTTCCATGCGCTGAAGTATAGTGTTCGAGAATGGCATAATAGGCTCCTTTGGTGTAGCTGGTTACCTAGTTTGTAAGTCTTCAAACATATTGTTCTAGGAAATCAGCCCTGCCCAAAGTTGTTGGAGTTGTTGATTACGAAGTCTACACCTAGGAATTCAAGGGTCTTTGTTGGTACCACGAAAATCTTGCCACGGATTGTCTTGTTTTCAAAATCTGCCTGCGTAGTTGTAGAGGTATCAATCTGTACCAGGAAGCGATCAACGCCCTTCTGGTCCTGGATTCTCTTGAGAATAGGGTTGACCAACTGAGAGAATCTTGCCAGGGTCTCAGGAAGCCCCTGCTCGAAGATAATGCGGTTGGCGATGTGTCTTACCTGTCTCCTGATAGCTAGAAGAAGTCTTCGCACGTTCACACGGTCAAGAGCCGACTGTGTCGTGTAAAGGGTCTTCTGACCCCAGATAACTGGACCAGAGGAACCAGCGAAGGAGACGATTGGGTTGATGTTGACCTCGTAGAGATCGTCCATGTTGCCTCTGGATAGTTCAAGTGCAGTCTGCTCCGTGGTATCTAGAGCGCCTCTTGCGAAGCCTGCTGGAGCCATCCAGGGGTATGCAACACGGTCGTTGTGGGAGAATGCTCCGAGAGCAACGACGCTTGGAGGAACAAATCGGGTTGTGCCATTGACTGTGTCTCTAACCACCACGTCTGGGAAGTAGGTGGCTCCGAAGGAGGTGTTTAGTCCACGATCTCTGAAGTTTGTGGTCGTGTACTGAACAGAGACGGTCTGGCTGGAACCAGTAACTAGCTGGTTGGTAGTATCGTAGTTTTCTAGGTCCATTAGGTACAGAGCATCGAATCTGTTCTCTGCGACCAGAAGGGCTCGGTCTGTAAGAACGCTGGATCTGATGCCTGGCAGAGCCATCATTTGAATGTCTACTTCGGTTGCATCCGAAATAAGGTCAAGAGCCGTGTTGTAGGAGATGACGGTTGGTCCTAGTGAGCCGCCACGAGCGATGTTGTCTATTTCTTCAACAACAGCTTCATTGGTGAGGGCCGCTTCGTTTCTGTTGAAGGTTCTCACACCGTCGAATCCACCCTGAAGGAAGAAAGAGAACTTGGCGAGCCTTCTGGTGGAAGGATCTTCAAGGTCAGATACCTGGAGGGCTCTGGTAAGGTTAACAACGTCGGTCGAGATTCCACCGGCACGCTGATAGGACCAACTTGTTGCAAGAACAGTGTTTGGAAGTAGCGTCGATGAGTTATAGACAACCCTAACATTTTCAAGGCTAAATGCGTTGTTGTTAAATCTGTCGGCGTCGATGATGCCATTCTCGGTTGTATCTAACGTTCCTTCGTTATCGCTAACTACAACGTTCTGCCAATCCGTATGGAAGTCAGGGAAGTAAGAGGCAAAGGATGCAATGGTGGACTCTGGAATGGTGCTCTTGTTTGGCTCAGACACAGAGATCTTGCGCTCAAACTGAACGCCCCAGTATAGCCCCTTGTCTACAGTCTTGTTTGGGCTGGTTCCACGAACAAGTGTCTGCCTTAGAGGCAGTGGCATTTGAACAGTCTTATTGAATGGGTTTGCTGCAAGAAAACCTGCGTCATCTGTGAAGGCAGCAAACGGTGCGGAGCCTGATGTCATCAGGTGAGGTGTGCCTCTGAAGCCAAAAGGAAGAGCTGAAGTATCAGCTTCCTTGTTGGTAACCTGGGAACTCATCTCTACTCGAATATACTTTGAGTTGTTCGGGTAGTCGCCTTCGGTTACAAGCTTTGCGCCGCCCTGAGAGGTGTCCAGGTTATAGAAGGTGTGGTAGTCGCCGATCACCCTTGCAATATAGTTCTGGTTCTCTGGGTCGATGGAAAGGCCTCTGTAAGACTCAAGAACAACTCTTGCCTTGTCGTTGTCATTGAAATCTCTTACGAGGAGGTCAAAGGTTCCGTAGGGGCTAGCGTCGCTAAGACTTGGAGAGATGTTTTCGATCGAAATCTTTACGTTCGAGTTTGCCCATGCGCCATCATCAAGGGCATGGATGCGGAACAGGTTCTGTGGCTTGCCGCCAAACTTCTGCGTGGTCACCCATGGAGATTTTGCGGTACGGAATCTGTCCTCGAAGTTATCAAAGTTTGGAGCAATGGTTGAACCAGAGTTTCTGGTTGCGGACCCGGTCAACAGGAATGCAGCCTTTTCGTAGCCTGCTGGCGTTGCAACCGTAACGGTGACACCGGCTCCCGTAACAACTGCCACGGAGGGATGAATAACCCAGTCGTTGTACAGGTAGTATCCAGCCTCTTCGAGCTTGAATGGATCTCTGTTTAGGAGAGAGCCGAAATAGTTTGGAGCATCGACATCGAAGGAGGCCGTGATAACGTTTGGATATACGGTTGGCGTGCTGTTCTTAAGACCGTTTACAAGGAGCACGAACTCCTGGCGTCCACCGTTAAGATTTACAGAACCAGTTACTGCACCAGCCGCTGTTCCCCAGCTTGCAGCCGCTGCCGAGTTAGGATCAGAAGCAACGTTAGAGGCAGAAAGAGTTAGGAGAACGCCGGAGGCTGCAAAGATCACGCCTCTCACTATTGGAACGCCTACACCCGGCAGTGACGCTTCGGTGAAAACGGTTGAGTCACTGCTTTGGCTCATGAAGGAGCCAAGGAAGAAGGTACGGCCAAGAACACCATGGCTCATCGCATAAGTGTTACCGCCGAGGTTTCCACCAAGAGACTCTTGTGGAAGTTCGCTACCAACGACAAAGCCAGCTCCGGCTACTCGCCCTCTGCTGTTTCCGTCTTGCTCTCGACGTTTGCCCTGGCCCACACCAAGTACACGAATAAAGGTTGCAGCCTGGGCATTTCTAAGCCATTCCGCAACGGCAATAGGCCCGTTGGTGGCTTCGTTTGTAGGAGGACCAAACTTCACCACGAAATCCTGCGTGGTTGCAACTGTAGTTGGAACGAAGGCAGGACCCTTTTGCGAAGTACCAATAACGCCCGCCGGAATGCCCGTTGGGACAATTCCCGTAGGCCTGGAAAGATTTATGGTTCTGGCAGAAACGCCAGCCGATTTGAAATTAGTTGTCATTCAACACTCCACTTATTTGTCTTCCTTAACTATCTTGTTGCCCAAACATTACGAGGTTGCGAAAGCAACTCCATTCCTGGTGATGATGAAATCAAGCTGAATAAACTCGATTGCCTTCACTGGGAGAAGGAAGATTTTCGCATTCATTCTGTTGTTTTCTCTATCAAGCTCTGTGTTGTTTGTCTTGTCACAGACAACCTTAAACTGCTTTAGACCCTGTCTGTTCTGTACGTTTGCGAGGATTGGAGAAACCTTAGAGACGAACTCACCATAGAGCTCGGGGGTAAGGTTCTCGAAGATTAGTCGGTTGCCGACTTCTACCACCTGACGCTTAACCTCAAGAACCATTCTCTGAACGTTGATGCTGTCCAGAGCCGTTCCTTCGGCATCGAGCGTCTTCTGGGAGAAAATCACAAAGCCCTCGTTGGGGAACTTCACGATTGGGTTGATTCTGGCCGCAAACATGCGATCTCTCTCAGACTGCTTTAGGCGAGTTCTGGTAAGAGATACGAAGTTCAGAGCGCCTCTGTTGAATCCAACTGGTGCCCACCAGGGGTACGCAACCTTGTCGTTGTAGCCAATGGCTGCCAAGGCTCCAACGCTGGCTGGAACAGTTACTTTCTTACCGGTTTTGCTATCGTCGATAACAATATCTGGGAAGAAGCTGGAGACGATCGTCTTGTCCAGTGCTCGTTGCTCGAAGAAGTCGGCGGTGTTCTCACAGTCAATGTAGGTGGAGCTGTTTGCGGTCTCTCCATCGAATATTCTGTCACCGTCGCTGTTGTAGTTTGGTACGTCCATCAGGGACATAGCCATTCCGTAGTTCTCAACAGCATCTGTCACATAGTCAGTAACCAGTGGATCACGCTGTCCAGGAACAGTTAGAACGTTGATGTTGGACGCTATTGGATTGGTGATGATGTCTGTTGCAACTCTGTAGGAGTTGATCTGGTTGTTATTGATGCCAACACCATTCTGGTTATGTGCAAAGCCAGGAGAGGTGAAGTTGGCATTCGAGTTGCCGTAGGTAGCGCCACGGGACTCTGTCGAGGTTGAGCGGTCATCGAAGGCCGCCGCATGGCTGTCTAGGATATTCACGCCGTCAAAGCCGCCGTTCATAAACACGGTGAACTTTGCATAGTCAGAGAACTTGTTGAAAAGCGTTGCCTGTGTGCCGCTGTGGACAAGACTTGCAAAAGTAAGTCTTCCAGTTGACCCATCCGTAATCTTGTATTCCGTTGCGTCAGGAGAACCGTTTCGGATGTAGCACGCTTCACGCATGTGAATGTTCGCAGAGGAGGTAATGTCGGTAAAGGAACCGTTACCAAGAGCCACTCTCGCAAGAGTAAACTTGTTGTTGTTGAAGGTGTCCGTGAACGACCCTGTAACGACAGCATCAAGCTTATCTATGCCAGCAAGCTTGGTGAAGGTTGTTACGATCCTATTAAGCTCTCCGTTTACGTTGGTGTTTAGAACATCTCCGTCGTTTCGTTCAAACTTAACACCCCAGTAAAATCTGCTATCCGTGATCTCTGAAGAACCAGGAGCACCAGTAAGACCAGAAGTTGCTACCTGACCTCTTGTAACCTTGAATCTAAATGGGATAGGAGGTACGATAGCGCCAAGGAGACGAGGGTCTGGCAGGGAGGCGGTCACAGCCGATAGACGGGTCTTTGCTAGGAATCCACCAGAACCGGTGATGTCCCCAAGCAGGGAGTTCGTGTTAAGAACCTGTGGGCCACGGAAGCCGAATGGAAGGCAAGAGTCTGGGAGGTATCCTCTCTCCAGGGGCTCGCTCATGATTACACGAATGTACTTGGAGCGATTTGGGTATTTGCCAGAGCGGATTAGGCGGCGATCCTCTGGGTTTTCTACATCGAAGTTGTAGACCACCCTGGAGTCACCAATCACCTTACCGATGTAGTTGTCAGCAGCAGGATCAAGTGTCACGTTGGTGAACTGTTCGATTACGGCCGGATTAAGATCCGTGTCGGTAAACTTACGGACAATCACACTGAACGTACCAAAGGCATATCGTGGGTTTGTCGATGCAATGATGTTGACGATAGAAATCTTCACTTGACTGTTGGAGTATTCTCCGTCATCAATTGCCTCTATCTGGAAAAGGTCGTGCTCGGTTCCGCCATATGGCTGCGAGATAAACCAAGGAGTCTTGGGTGTCTTGTATCTCGTGTCAAAGCGACCGAACATTTCTCTCATTATCAGAGAGGTGTCGCCCGAGGTTGCTGAGGTGTTTGTACTACCCGACGCCAGAAGAACCGTGTCGGTTCCCGTGGAGACGTGTGCAACCTCATTGTCAACGGCATAATCTGCATAGAGATAGTGTCTCTCCTGCTCGAACCTGGAGGGGTCGGTGTTTAGAAGCTTTGCGAAGTAGTAGTTTGAGCTTGGGTCAAAGGATGCACTGTAGATTCTGACGCCTGCGAAGCCGTCATCACAGCCAAATGCTGAACCCTGAGAGGTCGATACTACAAGCTTGAAGAGGGATGTGGTGCTATTGACTGTTGCCACGTCATCTGCTCCAACCGTCCAGGAAGCGTTATGGTCGAGGATCATGATACGAGCATCGTGTGCCGTAAACACTTCACCACGAACGATGTGCACTTCATCCGAAGAACCCGTTGTTAGGAACGAGTTGTTATCGGTGAACATCGGAAATCCACGAGCTTCTGATGCGGTGAGCTGATGTTTGGCAATCAGAAACTGTACCGCTCCATTGGTTTTCCCAGAACCAGCATCGAAGGTGCCGCTTATCTTGAAGCCTGCATTTGTTACAATGCCCTTGGTTCTGGTTGCCTCTATGTCAGCAGCAGTTGAGTTTACACCGGCTCCAAGTACACGTACGAAAGTTAGAGCAGACCTATTCTCTAGAAATTTCTCTACTGCATATGGAGCTGCCAGCTTTGGGCTTACGTCACCAAACTTGGTTATGAAATCGTTAAATGAGCCGATTGTGCTAGGCACAAAGGCCGGACCCTTGAGAGAGGCACCAACAACACCACCAGGAACGCCAACGGGTGATGCCGTGCGAGCGGTGAGGTCGATTTCTCTATCATAGAATCCTGGAAAATTGAAAACTGTATCTGCCATTTTGGTTCCTCTTATTGCAGAATTGGCAACGCCCTTCTTTTCATATTCTAATTAGGTCCGGGTAAGTCGTAACTCCACCAGGCCTACCGTTTATTTAGAGACAAAATGTACTGCTCTGCTGTCTCTATGTCCGATGCCGCAAATACCGTTTCTCCTTTTGCCTGATTTGTGTCTAAGATAGATACATACTTCGTACGCCTCTTTCCTGTTCTGGCGTCAATCAATGTCTTCTTAACTACGTATCTCTGCATTGTTGTCTTGGTCTGTGCTTGTTCGGGGGCCACTTCAATGTCGCTCAAGGTAAACGCATCGCTGGCATCTGTTTTAATTGGTGGTCTCTCAAGGACGCTCTTTGGCTGAATTTCTCCTGGGACTAGGGTCATATCAAAAACCACGTTGGGGCAGGAGATCCACCGGCGAACAGGTACAGCATTTGTTGGATGCTGCGGAGCAAATAGGTAGCCCTTTACACGAATATTGAACGTGTAGCGAACAAGGCGCTCGTCCCCGCCGAACTCATCAAAGTTCTCGCCATTCTGAAAGGTGTCCTCGGTGGTTGCTAGAAACCAATATCCCTTGTCGGTTTCCAGTTTGTGACCTCTCATCTGCGGCAGAAAGGACGACATGTAGGTTTCTATCATGTAGTTCATGTGCTGAGTGTAGGATGTCCAAAACACAACCTCATAGGTTGCGGTAAAAAACTGTGGCTGGGGTACTGTTATGATTTCGTAGATATTGCCACCTGGAGACGTAGTAGAGCCTAGGAGGCCACCCTGGACGATCTCAATTTCATCCTTGTTGGCATCCCTCTCCTCTCGTGTAGTTTCGGGCATTCCGCTCAGGACATTTTGAACGTTCTGCAAACCCTGCTTGTTGAGCAGGTTTTGGTAGTCTCTATCCGATGAGTCGAGCCTTCTCTTGATGGTGATGTTTCCAGTGAACTGATTCATGCCTCTGCCAGAAACATCCTCTGACGTTTGCTCAATGGTCATTCTTCTGATGGATATCGCAGGCAGGATTAGAACCTTTTCCCTGTCTCTTGGTGGATTAAGTCGCTTAACCAAAGCAAAACGTTCACCAGTTGCCAAAATAACAAACGGCTTAGAAATGTCCTTGGGGCCGAGCTGTGTTTTGACAGACTGAACTCGGAAACCAATGGTCTTGTCAAACAGCCTGTGAAGGGCTGTATCTACATCGGCAATGCCACAAGGTGGTATTGTGAAAGTTGTAGACGGCGAATTTTCGTAGCCAGAGTCTAAGTGGGCAACAGGATTTCTTGGATCCTGAGGAATGTTCTGCCTTGTCTTATTGTCTTTAGAATCCATTGTTTCTGGTGCCTCTTCAAGCAATAAGTATGGCTTTCACTTTATCCAACTTTCAGTCGCCTTCTAAGTGGTACCGTTTTAATGGAACTGTCATCAGACATTGAGGGTCGTGCGCTGCGTACTTGGCCACTGCCAACCGCTCTAACTGCTAGTTCTGCCGGAAGAGGTGGGAAGGTGTATCTCTTCCTTCGGTTTGCTTTTTCGCTGTAGAATTTCTTTGCTATCTCCTCGGTAAGCCCATAGTCGAATAGCACAATCTTCCCGTCGGGCGTCTTGCCGTAGTGGTCTACTTCTAGAATGTCGCCCGGCATTAGCCTGTTTTCTTTCATGGCCGAGACAATCCCGTTGAAGAATTCAGATGTTCTCATGCTGTCTACGTCGCCAAGAAGCTCCTCATAGTACGAGGCGGTTCGCATATCCCCTTCGGTCTTTAGACGTTTTGCTCTCTTGGAGTATTGCTTAGAGACGCTGGTGGTTACCTCGTCTAGGTTGGATGAGGCATTAGTCTTTGCAAACTCTCGTACAATATCATTGTACGGATCCCAGTTGAACCCAGAAAGTTGCTTGAACTCCTCAATATCCCGGATCGTTCTCACCAGTTGAGATATTAGCCACACAACCTTGCCATCAATTTCCTTGTGGTCATAGATTGCGCTCACAGCCGACTTGGCCTCGGCATTTTTGCTAACAAAACGCTCCGCTGCATTCTGCTCCAGGCCTTTTTCATTGAAGGCTATCTTGAGAACCTTACTTTTACTCAGTGCAAAAACTACCCTTGATGAACCTTCACCGAGGCACGGTAAAGAGGTCATTTTGGCATAGGCAACCATTTCTTCTGTGGTAAGGAGCTTGTTGAAGTGATAGATGCTAAACTTCTTGCTCTTCCGTATAGGTTCTTTTTCTGCCATTGCCACAGCCCCCCAGCCGTATGCCTCTAAGTATACCACCCGGCGGCTGTTTCATTCGTTGTATATGTCATCGGGGTCTGCGTAGGTCGGCGACTCATTATCAAAGGAAGAAGCCTTTTCTGGCTCATGCTCTGGGTTTGTGGACTCCGAGTCGATGTTGACAATACGTGCGCCCTCCCCTAGGGCTATCTCTTCCATGTCTTCACCGAGCCGCTCTCTCATTTCCCGTCTATCCCCTGTTGGACCGTCAACATTCTCCTCAAGTCCTCTTTGTTGCTGCCAAACCTGTTGTACGGTATTGTCTGCGTACTTAATTCCTGCATCAGCCAACATGAGCTTGAAAATGTTGAGGTCTAGCTGCCCCTTGCGGACAATCTTACCCTCAACCTTAATCCCAACGTCGTACTCCACCTGACCAAATATGTTGTTGATGTTTACGGCACTCAAGACCTCATACACAGCATCGCCATAGAGGAAGAAGTCACCTTCAGAAACCGTATACCCCTTATCCAGCAAATCCCTAACCTGCACGAACAGCTCAAGCTTGTTGACCTGCTCATTGCCCCACACGTTGTACTTAGTTTCCCAGTTTGGCTGGTCAGCCAAGACATCCAGCTTAATTGGGGTCAGGAAGACCTTCTCGATTGCCTCATCATAGATGGGGTGAATCTGAGTCTTCATGGCTGATATCGGGTAGTAGTATATGAACTGCCCCACAACGTCCTTCACAAATTCCTTTGTAAGGTCGTTGATAAACTGAATTTCCTTTGGAGTAATGAAGAGGCGTGCGATGTTATCCGGTCCTGTCAGCGCCAAGAAGCTTCCAACCAAACAAGCTGGTGCGCCAACCATTTACAAGCTTGTTTATCCCATGAAAAGCGTATACTTTGGAGGCATTGGCATGTGCTGAAGAAGCTTCATGTTCTGCTCTGCTCTATTGGCTTCCAGCTCGGCCAGCTTGTCATAGGTAAGACTCTCTAGCATCTTTACAAGCCCGCCATCACCGTTTAGAAGCTCTTTCTTGTCCTCACGGCCCTGCGTTAGAAGTTCATCGCCGTTAAGCTGAAGCTCCGCTCCAGGAATCGGGAAGTTCTTGAACTTGTTTCTAACCAGCCCTAGAAGCTCCTTGCAAAGAGCTAGGGTCATCTGAATTATCCAGTTTCTTGCCCAGGGGTTTAGGGAGTTGTAGTCGATGAAGCCCGCTGGAATGTTGCCGGGGTTAGAAACACCGTAAGTTACACTGGAGCCTATCACTGGCAGACCAAAGGAGCCAGACGCTCCAACGCTTGCAGTCGTCCCTGTAATTATTCCAGGAGCAGCCGATGGAGGAAACCCGACCCGTATCCAGAGCTTGTCGTTGAAAAATGGAATGAGGTTGTTGGGAGATGGGAGAATACGAATATGTCGGCCTGTCAGTCTGTAGCTATAGTGTGACCGGCGAATACGTGAGGCCGTCTCAAGCATACTTGACCTAAGAACATCCTCAAAGAGAGGGAGCACGTAGAAGCGTGTGTCGGGAATATAAGACTCAACAGGTAGACCTGATGCAATGAAGTTGGATGCGAGATTGGAGTTAAAGACATATTGCATTGGAGCGTAGTGATACACCTCAAATATCTTCATTCTTCCATTGATGCCAAACGATCCTGTCCCCATGTAAGATGAAAGTGTCTGACCGGCGTCATCCTTTAGGTCGGTGTACAGGTCGTAATCCTGCTTGCCCATGGTTAGCTGTACAGAACCAGAATAGGAATCCAGGGACTGACCATACCCAACCTCGGAGGCGTATGGCTCTGCCTGTCTTATGAGAAACTCAAAGTTAGGCTGGACATAGGCGTTAATGAGATTGAGTGAGTATTTTCCCGTAACAGGGTCGATGCTGCCCGTAGGATTACCCAAAAGACTTGCCAAATTTGATTTTGCTTGATATTCAATCATGGTACTATTGAACATCAGGGTTGCCTCTTCAAAGCAGGCCCATATCATCTTTTTCGTAAGCTCAACAGACAGCACGTCCTCGCCGAGCTTTCGCAGGACGAAAGTAACCATCTTGTCAGCATCACTCTGGAATGCACTTGATGAATCGAAAAAACCAAAAGGCGTTGGACGAATAGTTGTACTGAATGTTGCCATTTGCTCTTCCCCGTAGTGTGCGTGCAGCGATTTAGCTAATGGTAAATAGCTCCCTAATTATCTCTACACATGACCAAGAAGCTAATAAAGGCTCTCATAGAGACTGTCATTGACAGTGAAATACCATCACAAGATATGAAGAAGCTAAGAGTTTTTGACTTCGACGACACGATTGCCAAAACGAACTCAAGGGTAGGAGTTCGTAAGCCAGACGGAACCAGGCTCTCGCTTACAGCCGGAGAGTATGCTGTATACAGCAGGCAGCCGGGTGATCAGTTTGATTATGATGACTTTGAAAAATTGGTCGAGCCGCAAGAGATTCGCTGGATCACTTCCATTCTCAGGAAGGTAATCAACAGGAGAGGAGTGGATGCTGCGGTCATCCTTACCGCCCGAGGAAGTAAGGAGCCCGTGGAGCTATTCTTTAAGGAATTTGACATACCACGGATACCGATCGTGGCTCTTGGGGATAGCCATCCAGACACAAAGGCTTTTTGGATTCTCTACGTCATCAAGAAATTTGGTTACGACGTAGTTGAGTTCTTTGACGATTCTCCAAAGAATATTGCAGCAGTCAATGCCATTCAAAAAAGAGCACCTAGAACTAGGATAATCACTAGGCTCATACAGCACAAGACGCCTAAGGTCTAGATAGAATCATCATTTTTGAGCCCGGTCGAATCCCGTGCTTGAGACACGAGCCACTCCTGAGCTCTAGAACATTGGCTGTAGGATAGCGTATAACCACGGACGTTTCATCATTGGCCTTAAGCCGCAGAACCTCAACAACCTGTAGTTGAGAGTTTAGGGCAACAAGGTCCAAGTCAAATGGCACGTTCTTCATCCAGAAGCCCTGGAGGCTGGGCTGGCTATACTTAAACCACAGACCCTCGGTGTCCTTGGGTTCTGGCTTGAACATGAATCCTTCCTGATGTTCTTCTGGGGTTGTTAGGATCGTAATTTGAAATGTGTGTCCTGATGGAACGCCGCCATTAGCAGCAAAGGAAACCTGAACCAGATTTCCCTGAGAGAAGCTCCTCCACTTAGACAGAATTTCCTGCATCGTTCTTGAAGTTCTGTGCATGACCTTAAATAGCAAGAAGCCTGGGTGACGATACGGTCACCCAGGCTTCTTTATTTCTTCTCTAGTGGCTGTCTATCAGGGGATGATTAGTGGTATCATCGTGGACTTGATCCTCGCCTCCAGGAGGCCAATTGATGTAGCCCAGGGTAGACAAATGACTCTTGTCCCGGAATTTGAGGTCAACAGAAATTCTGCTTGGTACACCTTGTCCCCTACCTGATCACCGATCTTGCACATGCCGTAAAACAGGGATCTGCCATAGCCGTAAACCCTGTTTTTTTCAACCCCGGTATAACGTAGGAATGTGATGCACGGGAAAAGCGAAGGAGCGATGACGGTCACGGACGAATAGTCTGTCTCCGCCACCTTCATGGCAGCCGTCGCCGCCGTACTCTCCTTGGTTCGCTCTTTGTCGCCATGTAGTGGATGATACTCCGTCGGAATCCCAAACAGCCTGTCATTTGTCGATCGGCGGAAGGCGCAGACCGTAAATGGTCTAACAGATCCATTGCCCCACCGCCTAAAGGCAGATGGATTGCGAACAAAATCAGAAGGAGCCGTGACCTTGAACTGGTAATATTCTACTAGCATTGTCTTATTCTCGGATTTGCAGACCGTTAGCAGTCACGGGCTTGGACATCCAGTGCTCATCTGTCTGCACATGGTTCTTACGGACGAACTTGGCTACGGATTTCGTAAAATCCTTATAGTCAAATCCAGACTCCAGACGGACAACGTAGCCTTCGATCGTCTTGGAGTCCGTGTCGGGGTTATAGAGATTCCTAATGGTGTTGTATGCGAAAGGACCTCGGTAGAGAACCGGAACCGTTGAAAGTCCAAGGAGAGCACTCCACTCCTCAGTCTCTTGCCAGGACAGACACTCGTTCTTGTCCGTCCAGATCGAGAACACCAAAAAGTAACTCGGGAGATTGCGATAACTGATGGAATGCTCTGCGTAGAGGTTCTCTCCGCACACACGCCACCCCTCTGGAATATCCTGACAGATGCTCCCGTGAAGGGTCTTTACCCAGGCCCGTGAGGGGTGGTGGGCACTGTCAAGAGACCGGGCGTGAATGTGATCTCGGTACATGGTGGTATTTTCGCCATCCATCTTTTCGGTTACCACGACTTCCTTACCCTCAAAGGCGTAGACTCGCTTAAGAGTAATGTCATCCGTGGTCGCACCCTGAGACCAGGGCAGATGGGGCGTGCGAGGATATTTTACGAGGGTCATTGTCGTTAGCTGCTGTTGAGGATGCGGTTCAAGGTCGTTCTATGGTATGCGCTGACCACAAGGATGGAAAGGTGTAAAACATCTTCTCACCCATCAGAATCTTCATATAGGGGAGTTTGGAACTAAAACCATCAGCCTTTTTTGCCTCAAAGACCGTATCTGGACCGGCAAGTACAACCATGAATACGGTGCCCTCGCCGAGGGTCAGTCTTTTTGACCCTAACGTCCACACGTCACTCGGGAGCATGGGTCCTGGCACGCTGGCGTCGGGCGGCTCGAGCCCCTGCACCTCGCTCCACGCAAACATTTGCCCTTCTACGATGCAAACAAGCTCCCCAGCAGAAAAGGACACGGCAGCGGCAAAGCCATCATTGATGGCAATAGTCCAGTGCCTTTCGAGTTTTAGGTTGAAACTCAACTTGGTTGGCGTTGTTGTCTGCACCGTCTTCTCTCACAGGTTAGCTGTCCAGAATCTTCGCCGCCGCAACAAGAAGAAAGATTTGCTCGTTGGTTACGGCAGGGTCAGAAAGCTGAATTCGGTCGATGATCTCCTGCGTGGTGAGGCCGTAGCTTCGGAGCGTACGAACACGAGGAAGGACTTGATCGAACCAATAAGCAGTGTCAAACGTGGTGCCCATGATAGTTTAGCTCTCAGAAATAAGTTCACAATCAACCAAGTTGGTGTAATCCGGCTGACACCCTTCCACCACCAGTGCTACCCCAGAGAATGTTGCCGTGAATGGAAGAATCGTTGCAAGGATAGACTCGTCTGCATTCGGAATAACCCGGTGAAGGGCACGACCAAGAGACACGTCTACCTCGCAGGTCTGATATCCTTCAAGGTGAACGACCGCATAGGAGGTAAAGAAATCAACGCACCGAACAACTCCAGTTTTGGCAAAACGCTTGTCACGAAGTGAGGGTGCGCCTTTCCGGGTTACGGTACTTTCCTGCTCAACAAACAAAGCCCAGGAAGTATGCCTGCCGGTCTTGGGGTGGAAGCCCCGCCCATTATACAGACGATAACCTGGAGGAGTCCAGAGCGGAGGCTGGGCATCCTGGGTAAACTCACCCATTTCTGCCTGAGTTTTCGGCCATTCAATCACGGCACCCTCACATCACGGGCGAATCGCCCTGCACGGCCGCACCCCCCCGCGGAACACTAACCACAACACTCAAACAACCACCTCCTCCCCGAAAACATCAAACACGTCAGGAACCACGCACCACCCACAA